GCGGTGGTGCCAGCTACTACTGGTAATGGGTAATATGCGGAGAGGGAGGCCATTTCTATTTAGTATATCTGGATTCGGGGTTGGAGGCGACTATTATGTTTCGGGGTTCGGGCTTGATAGGTCAGTGACAGCCTCGGCGCTGGCCTGCTCGTAGCTGCACGGCGGCAGATCAAACGTGCGCGGGGTCGGATCGACCGAGGCGAGCATCATGCCCTCTAACCACCCCTTGAGCGCGGCCATATTGCTGCCGAGCGGTTTGGCTGCGGTGAGTAGCGCCATCTCCAAGCGTTGAAGCGATAGGATTTGCAGGGATGTGAGGTGCATAGAAACCCATGCTTCGGGCGTGTAGGTCGGCAACGGCGCAGGCGTTCCCTCCACCCACTGACGTTCGACGCGATCCGCGAACCACACCACATTCGGCTCCCATGTTCCCTGCGCTGGCTTTTCGATTTTGACCAGCGGCACAACCGTCTCGCCCTCTGGCACATCGCGCCAGTTGCCTTCGTCATCCGTGAGCAGGCTGACGAGTTGCTGACTCGGCACAAGGCCGACTGTAATCATTGCGTTAGCTTCCATATGCTACCTCCACGGCGTCTACGCTGGCGACCCAGCGCCATGTTTCGGATGTGATTCCTGTTGGGCGGATGCGGATGTAGTCGCCTGCGTCCACTGTTGCGACTTCCAGAGATGTCGATGAGGCGTTGTCCGTGCCGATAGTTACTGGCGCAAACACTTCACTGCTCGTCCCCGCCACATTCTTGGCCGCGTATTGCCGCTCGTAGGTGGCGACTACTGCGCCGTCCGACTTTACGCCGACCACTTTGATGTTGCAGAAGATGACCTTGCCGCTGGGGATGGTGAGATAAGTCGTGCTGCCATCCAGCGCCATCTCGACGGCGGCGTTGGTGGTTGTTTTGCAGCGAAGGACGGCGCGGATGCGCTGGGCCTCGCCTTGAGCGTTAGCCACATTCCCGCTGAAATTGCCAGCACCGTGCGCCTGAATTGCGTATCTATCGGCAAGCCCTCTTATTCCTCCAAGAATTGCCGAGTGAGCAGCAGAAGCGGTGTTGTTTGCTGTGGTTGTTAGGTTGTCCCCACCGCCACAAACAACAGATCCGCTTCCCGAAGCAGTGTTTCGCCGCCCTCCGCCGACAAAAGATTCAAAAGCCCCGCTTGCTGTGTTGTTTGCACCGCCGCACACAACCGCCGTTTGACTGCCACTGGCGCTGTTATCAATGCCGCCGCCAACCCAGTTCCAAAAATTGCTGGCAGTATTATTCCGACCGCCACAAACAACCGCTTCTGTCCCAGAAGCCAAATTGTTTTCTCCTCCACACACAACCGACTCTACTCCAGACGCCGTGTTAGTTGTGCCTGCGCCAATAAAAGATCGGTCGCCACTGGCAACTTGTGTCGCGGCTGACCTCGTTGTCTGCAAATCGACAGCGCCCGCACCTCTTGCGTTGCCGCCGCCCGCCGCTGCGTTTGGCACTTGCAGCATGAATGCACCTGTTCCCTTCGGCACAATCGAAACCGAGACGTTGGTCGAGCCGCCTGTCGCTTGAATGGAGGCGTGGTTGACCGTGTTATTGGGGCTGGCCGTGGCGTTGTCGGCAATGACGAAGGCCGAATCCTGCAACGTGCTGCCCCCCGTGCCGTCACTCCGCAAAATAGAATTGTCGGTGGAGCCTGTGCCGCCGCCGATGGTGCCTGTGGCCGTAGCCGTCAAGGTCGTGCCGCTCAGACTGAGGCCCGATCCCGCTTCCAGATACTTGAGAGCAGACGCCGAATCATCCCAAAATACAATGCGATCCGCCCCTGCGTCATCCGCCGAGATGGCCCCGCTCGCCACGGAAAGGATGTCTGCCGCCGATGCTTCGATGGAGACGGTATCTCCGCCACTCGCAGCCGCCCACTTCACTCCCAGCGTCTCCGTCGAGTCCACCGTCAGCACATGGCCGTTCGTGCCGCCCACCGCCAGCCGTGCCGCCGTATCCGCCGCGCTTGCCACGATGAGGTCGCCTTTGGCGTCGAGGAGGGTTGCAGGGATACCCGCGCTGACGGTGGAAGAAAGCTCCCCCGCCGACAGCGAAAGGCCCGATCCGATTGTGATCTCCTCGATGGCTCCTGTGCTGGCTGTTGTGCGTCCGAGGATGCGGGCGGTGGATTGGGTTAGGCCGCTGGTGGTGATGGAGCCGCTGGCGGCGAAGTCTTCTGTGTTGCTGAAAACAATGTTTCCAGCACTGGAAAAGTAATCGTTTAATGTCTCGCCTTCGCCTAAAGGGCCAAGCCCGCCCGAAGGAGCGACTACTTGCGTAAGCTGTAATGAGACAGGATCGCTTCCCGCTGCGGCGTGGCTCGCGGCGTGGGCCGTAGCCGCCCTCGCATCGCTCAACCGCGCATCGTTCCCCTCGCAAAAGCTCCCTGCCGTGTTGGAAAATGAACCCGCCTCGATGACGCCGTTGGTGCCTGTTTTGAGCGGGAGGTTGGCGGTGGTGCCGATGGCTCCTGCGTTGGTTAGGTTGCCGTGGGTGTGAGACAGTGGCGTCCTTGCGTCACTTAGGCGAGCATCATTACCCTGACAGGCAGTTCCAGAGGTGGTTCCGTAGCTGACCGTGAGTGTTCTGTTGGCTGTAAGATCTCCTCCACCTGTAAGCCCAGTCCCAGCACTAATTGATCGGCTTGTTGGCACACCACCGATATTAGTTAGTGCGGTTGCGGGGTTGCTGACATCACTGAGATTGTTAACCTCCAAAAGCGCCCCTTGCGCCGTCAAAAGCCCGCCCACATTGATTGTCCAAGCTGTGAATGGCCCGCCTGTACCTTCTACGGTATCGACATTAACCACCAACGTTGTTCCAGAATAGCTGGTAACAATAGCATGCATATGACGGGCTGCATCGTATACAATGGTAACGTCCTGTGTCGGGGTATAGCTAAGTCCCGACTGTACAGTAAATGTCTTGGAACCAGTAGTAAGAGAGTGGGATGATGTGCTAGTGGTTAGATATCGATCCCCACGATTTGCCAGCGTAAATGCCGTAGTAGCAATCTGTGTGGTATCAGTTCCAGCAGCAGCAGTAGGTGCTGTCGGGGTTCCCGTGAGAGCAGGGGATTCAAGATTGGCTTTTAGATTAAGAGCGGTCTGGGTCGCCGTGGATACAATTTTATCGGCATCACTGGTGTTATCGACATTAGAAAGCCCGACATCAGACTTTGTCGCGGAAGCTCCGACAGTAGCCCGCCCCTTCGCATCAACGGTTACCTTGGTATAGGTTCCCGCGCTTACGCCCGTAGTCGTTAAAGTTGGATTGGGATAGGTTCCAGTGAGGTCTCCTCCTGCGGGGCCACTGGGCGCTGTGGAGATGGTTCCCCATTCGGGGGCGGTGGCTCCGCTGTTTACCTTTAGGACTTGGCCCGCTGTTCCGATAGGAAGTCTCTCGTTGACTAGCGCCCCGCGATAGAGGGTGTCGCCTTGATTAGTAAGGATAGACTCTCCTCCTCCTCCAGAGGTTCCGTAGCGAGGAAGGATTTGCCATCCACGGGTAGACCCCGTGTAAATCATTGTGAAGTAGGCTCCTTCGACGTTGCAGACGAGGTTTTCTTCGATGGATTCGATTCTCTGTCCGTTTCGGGCGATGATCAGAGGATTAGTGTCAAAGGTCTCCGAATAGTCGAAGATATCGATAGAGTCACCTTCGTTCGGGTTTAGTGGGAGAGTTAGGGTAAACGTGCCTCCAGAAGTATCGGCGGCGATATTCTGTGAATTGGATAGAGTTTGCGGACTAGAGACTACTGTATAATTAATGTTGGCTTGCGGGCCAGTTGGGCCAGACGGCCCCCGCTCCACCACCTCAATGATCTCAATCTCCCTCTCTGTAATCTCAATGACCTCTTGGCTCATCGGGCGATCTCCTGATAGACTTTAGCCTTACCTGTGGCGAATGCGATATAGGTATAACCGAGGTAGAGTTCGATTTCGTAGACGTTGTCGCCTGCTGTGAGGTTTGCAGCCTGTGTGGCGGTGATTTCGATTTCGATGGTGCCCGCGCTTCCACCCAAGGTAATCCCGTTTCCAGAGGTCAATGTGAGCAAGGTAGCACTATCCTTGGCACACTCCCGAATAACCATGTTGGCCCCGTAGCCCGAAAGATTGACTGGGACATTAGACTTCCCCTTACAAGACTTGGTCAGATAACGAAACTTCGCCGTCCATGTCTTCCCTTGGACGATTTCAACATCTCTCTCAAGTCTCCAGTAGTTGGTCATTTATAAACTGGTAGCCAGAATTGATTGGTTCCAACACGAATCTCAATGAAGTCATTGATCTGGTTGTTGGTTGCGGGGTTTGAGTTGGTGTGGTTGGTGGAGAAGTCTACAAACCCATTAACCACAAGATTGGTGGTTGCCGTCACAGTGCCAGTAGCTGTCAGAGTTCCAGATGCCGTGACATTGGAGAAGGAGACGTTGTTAGTGGCTCCGAGTTCTATGGCAGTGCGGAAGTTGGCATTGTTGGTGTTGGTGAGGGCTGGGAGGCCGAGACCGAGGTTGGTGCGGGTTGTGGCAATGTTTGATGCGGCGTTTGAACCAACAAGAGAAATTGATCCATTGTCAATTTGAACAGTCCCTTGAAATGTTTGTGTTTCGGGCTCGTAACGAAGATCACCTAACCAATAAATTGCCCCATTTGAAAAATTAAGTTGCCCAGCATCCAAAGAAACATTTTGAAAAGAAACACTATTTGTTGTTCCCAACCCCAAATTAGTTCTGCTTGCCGCCGCATTAGCTGCTGCATTGGTTCCCGAAAAATAGATAGGCTCAATGTAGGAGATGTTATCGGCTAACATCCATGCTCCGTTGCGATACATCAGTAGAACCGCTTCATCAAGCTGGTTAAGTGTAATAAGATTAGTTGCTGCGCCCAATTGCCTGATAGCCGTTACCGCATTGGTTGAATTGGCAAGATGGGTAATAGTAGCTCTATCTCCTTCAAATGTGGTTGCGGGATTTGTGGGTAATGTCACCGTATTGGTAACCCCAGATACCGAAGGAGCTAGGCTAAACAGAAAAAGATTGCGACTATTTGTGGCGGCATTTGTTGATGTTCCAGTAACATTTGTCTGATATTGGACAGTTGTGGATATCGGGGCTACTGCCCAGAAATTAGTCGGGCTTACTACAGATCCACCTGTATCGACCAATACTGGATTAGTGTTAGATCCAAAAAGTGCAGCTTGGAATGTGGCTGCGTTTGTATTGGTGAGCCCAGTCCAAGGCATTCCAAGATTGGTTCTGCTTACTGCCGCATTGGATGAGGCATTGGTGCCCAAAAAAAGTATAGGCTTTCTAACAATAATTGTACCGCCTGCCGCGCCATCAATCGAAAAAAATTCAACACCATTTTGGTTAAAAAATAACGAGTCAGCCCCATAAGTTATGGAGTTTGTTATTTCTCCGTCTTGGTATAATTCAATACTTTCAAATCTAACAACATTTGTTACCCCAAGCCCGATGGCATTACGGAAGTTTGTGGCATCTGTATTGGTAAGCGCAGACCAACCCAATCCAAGGTTTGTTCTTGCGGTTGCGGCGTTGGTGGCCCCAGTTCCACCGCTTAATACAGAAAGCGTTCCATTAACATTGCTAAAATTTACTGATGGAATATTAGATGCTGGAATTTGACCAACAATATTTGTCGCCTGTAGATTTGTTAAATTTACTGCATTACTTGAAGACAGATTTGTCAGAACAGATGAAGCAGATTGAAACGCAGTTGAAGGATTGGTTGCTGCCGTCCCAAGTCCAGTGATGTTGGCGGCTGTTAGATTGGTAAGTCCTGCACCACTGCCATTCGTGGCCAAAGCCCCAATAGTGGTTCTGGCTGCTGCGGCGTTGGTGGCGATAAACAATGCATCTCCTACTGTCGTTGAGCCTAAGTTTTGTCGGGCATTAGCCGCGTTGGTGGCTCCTGTCCCACCCGAAGCAATGGCCAGAGTTCCGCCAATATTGGTAAAACTTACTGTTGAAATATTAGATGACGGGATAATTCCCACAATGCTAGTGGCTGTAAGATTGGTTAAAGCCCCACCATTGTTAGCGGCAAGGTTAGTAAGACTGGCTGAAGAAGGTTGAAATGCTGTGGCGGGATTTGTCGCTGCGGTTCCAAGACCAAGCGCCGCGCGGGCGTCAGATGCGTTGGTCGATCCCGTTCCACCCTGTCCAACACTCAATGTTCCAACGATGTTAGATGCAGCAATGTTGGTTAGGCTTGAACCTCCTCCAGAAGCAAGGTTGCTAAGTATGACCGAAGACGGTTGAAATGCGGATTCAGGATTTGTGGCTGCGCTTCCCAATCCTAATCCAGCCCGCGCATTGGAGGCATCGCCACTCCAGAAATTGGTGGGCTGGACTACAGCGTTGTTGGTTCCGACAAGAACATTGCGGGTTTGGGAGTAGCCAGAAACAACCAAGGCTCCAGAGATAAGTAGGGCAATTAAGTTTTTCATTGTTACATTAGTCGCTTCCAAACTCTTTTAGTTCCAGTTTGGCTATCATAGTCGTTAGGTCGAACTATGAAAGGCAGATTTTCAGCATCTGTCCCTGAAGACAACTGATAAATAGCAGGGATTCCGTCAATAACCAAAAAGATAACAATTCCAACGGCATAGGTTCCGCTAACTGTATTAAGACTGTCCAGATTTGTTGATCCGCCGCCATCTAATCCCGTAATCGAAGGCTCAACACGAAGGATGTTTACGCTAGGAGTTTGGATCGGGGTCGAGGACACGCCGATAACGCTAGAAGACGGAATAGGAATACAGATCTTGCTCATTTATCGGGTAACCTCTGGTGAAATGATAACGTTGCCTTGCAGGATGCGGGTTGTGACGGCCCCGTTGTAAAGTTCAAGGTCATATACGGCTTTATTACAGACCGAGAGCGATGCCGTGTCAGACGCCGAAATAAATAGTCTAATAGATCCTGTAGCCTCATTCAAGACGATTCTACCATTAGTTGTAGACAATTCAAGAATTAGTGCTTTGGATTCGGGCTTTGACCGAATGTGCATCTTGGCCGTATAGCCCGCAAGATTAACGGGGGCTGAGGGTTCGCCCGTCTCATAAAACAAAGTCTGGTTAAAAGTCGCGCCTTGGAATATACAGATATCCGCTTCGGCAATCGGTAGTTGAGCCATAAATGGCAAATAGAATCTACCAATTCTTCCTTATAGTCAAGGCTTGTTTGAGTTTTTTAAACGTCTCTTTGTTGAGTCGTTTCTTTTCCTCAATCGCCTCGCTGCCAGCCATAGCTCCAAATACCTTACGAGCAACAAATAGTCCTACAGCAAATGAGTCAAATAAATCGGGGGACTTGCCGATGCGCTTTTTCATGTCGGTCTTGGACTCAATGATGATCTTTCTGGTTCGGCGCACATACTTTCTTTGAGTCATCTCCCACGCCAGATCAGGGGTAATCCCCTTGAGTTGCTCACACTCCAAGAAGTATCGGGCGGCGAAACAGAGTTCTGACGCCATATTGTGGAACAATTCCTTGCCAACTTGCGGTTTTCCTGTGACCTCGTTTCTCATGGCGTATTGGGCACTGACTGGCAGATCGGAAGCCGCTCCTGCAAAACTTACTGCATGCCAACCTTTTAGGATTTCTCGTTCTCCGATTGACCAGAAAATACCGCCAGCCGAAGCATCTACCCCCATCCATTGATTTGGAATTCCTAACTTAAGAGAGAGATCGTGGATTTGCTGGATCATTTCGTATTGGAAGTCTTCTTGAGACCCTGCCCTTCGGTTGAGGACATACTGTTTCTCGACAGCTATCGCCCATTTACCACTGATCAGCTTGCCATACTTGAGGTGGGTAAACACGAAGCGGTCACCGCCTTCAGTATAACTGGGGTCGATTCCTGCAATATCTTTCGGAGTTCCATCCCAGATTGGCTTGTCTAACGCCCCATGGCGAGCCAGCAGGATGTCCGAGACAATCGTGGAATCGTCAGCGTCAGCAGGAGGCCAGAAACCCCTGAACTTCCTCCAATACTGTGGATTAAGTTCTCCAAGCTCCTTTCGGGCCAAGGCCACATCATTGGGTTTTGGGAGAAACGGATAGCGCAGTCCCTTGCCAGCATCGAACGATTGTTGGTTGGGATTGTCATTTTCTGAATCAAACCTGATACATACTCCCTCAATACCAGCCACCCGTATCTTCCAGTTCGGGGTTTGCTCGTCCACACTCATCCACCCCTTGATGGGTTCGCAAAATTTTCCATGGGGATCGAAGATGGAAGACGGGTTGCCAGCGCCGACGATATAAAGTTCTTGTGCGCCCTTAAATCCCCAGACCGCTTCGTTGATTACCGAGGCTGAACAGTCTTGTAACTCGTCTATTATCAACACGATACGACGATTCTTCTTGCCCTGAAGCCGCTTTTGGGCATCGTCCTTGTATTCGTCACCCGCTGCCAGAAGCATAATAGACGAGGCATCACTGACTCCTGTTTCGGGGTCGATCACAGCACCCTCTTCGTCCGAGAGCTTTATAATATCCATGGACTCAATGAGTCGGCCAGAGGCTAATCCCATGTTTCGGGCCTCGCGATACATCTTGACCAGTGCTGCCCAGATACGCTGCTTGGCGTCTATTTTCGACGTAGAGACCACAATGGTCATTGTATTGATTGGATCGCAGAACCAATTGACCAGCGCAAACGCCGCCATGCCGTAGGACTTGCCAGAGTCGGTTCCGCCAGCTAGACCTGTAACACTTCGGACAAATCGGTTTCCCGTGGCATCGTCCACTTCATAGACTTGGTTGCAGAATGCCTGTGCGCTGAGTTCCGCCCACCTGTGCCATTGGAAGGTTGGCCAGATTGCCGATACAACATTGCGATAATGTCGAGCCTTGCCAAGTCCTCCTTCTTCGGGGGTAAGTCCCTGTAAGAAGGCGTCCATCTCAATGCGGATTGGCGTAATTGCCTGTCCGTCTTTAGGTAACCACAACCTCCCGTATTTCTCTATCCCTTGATCAACTGTTGCCATTTATGAAATTTATACTAAACTAATCTGGATGGAGAAAAAGCGCAAGAGCGGAGAGCGGGATTGGGACGCGCCCGAAAACCGTATTAAAAAACAGAATGCATTTCGACTCTACGCCGCTGGTAGGGATTTGCCAGAGGTGATGAGGGCTTTGGAAACCAAGCATAAACCCACTCTTGAGAAGATGATCTATAGCGAGAAGTGGGATGACTATGCCAAAATCTGGCAGGAAAATCCCGAAACAGAAAACCTCTACCCTTGGGATAAAGAGCGTCCAGTGGCCCTAGTTGCACCTCCCGCCAGAATGGAGGAGATGGATAAAAAACGCAGGCTTGAGTGTATTAAGGGATTCTCCATGTATTGTTCGGGGCGCACTCTGCGGGATATTGCCGAGGAATTAAAGGTTAGCGAATCTACTGTTTGTTTGTGGCGGGATACTCAACGCTGGATTCAGTGCCGCGAACGTCTGGTCAACGAGCAATCTCCCGCCCCTTGGGAAGATGACGGAGTTCCTTCTGTTATGTCAGAAATCACGGCATCGCTGGAAACCATGAAGAAATCGATTAAATTTTTGACTGGCAGGGTTCTGGTGAAGGCTGCTGATGCCGCGCAAGATCTGGATGGCATGGAAGCTCTTGGCATGATGAGGAACATCAAGCAGTTGGCAGAAGCTGCCGCCATCAACTTTTCTGAAGGCAACAACCAACAAAATGCAATTCAGATCAACATTGCTACCAAGCTTGAATCCATGAAAATTCCCGAAAACAACACTTATGAAGCGGAGTTAGTTGTCAATGAATGAATCTCCAAAATTTTGCTACGAGAGAAAATCGAATGTCCCGCCACAAGGATGGTGGGTAAATTGTCCGATTGTGGGCGAGCCTGTTCGCGGAGGTGATTGGCATGATATGGTTGCGAATTGCGAGAAGCTTCTGATCTCCAAAAACATTACCCCACCCGTAGATCTTGTATCACAAATAGAACACAATCTTTGTGACAGAATGGCTGGAAACGAAAACTGTGTGCCGTGTACTCAAGAAAAACAAACTTTGGGGTTTTCTCAAATTGTCCGATGGGTCAAGGCGATGTATCACTTTGCCAAAGACAACAAGTTTCAGCTAGTCGATCAAGACGAAGCTGAACGGCGAGCTAAAATTTGTGCGGCTTGCCCTTATCAAATCGCCACCTCTGGTTGTTGGGGGTGTAAGGGTATTGCGGGGATGCTTCCGCAAATTGCGGGAGCCAAGACCACCTCTTATGACCAACAACTCAAGGCTTGCGGTGTTTGCGGATGTTATAACGCCGTGAGCGTCCATCTTCCAGTTGACACACAGGGCGGAGAAGGATTGAACTTCCCAGCCTTTTGCTGGAAGGCTACGCCACCTCAAATCGGGTAATCGCCTTGTTGAAGCTCATGTTGGCCACGCCTGTCGGGCCGTCCCGATGCTTGCCGACAATAAACTCCATGGTGGGATTCTGCTCATGGTCTTGAGCATCTTCGCTGTGAAGCATAATGACGATATCTGAGTCCTGTTCGATTGCTCCAGATCCCTTGAGGTCTGAAAGGCTGGGGCGTCCTCCACGCTTGTCTGGGTCGCGATTAAGTTGAGCCAGCACCAGAACGGGAACCTTGAGGGTCTTGGCCAGATCCTTGATGCCACCGCTAATCTCTTCCACCTCGCACACGCGATTGTCTTTTCCACGCTTGCTATCGCCCTTAACCAACTGGAGGTAGTCAATGATGATGAGGTCTAGCGGAGTGCGCTGGTGGGCGCGGCGAGCTACCGCCTTGAGATAGCCGATAGATTTGGCCGAGCTATCGTCGCAGATGATTTCGGATGCTTGGATTTCTTGCACAGCCCTTCCAAGGGATTGTTTCTGATGCGGGGTCACTCGACCAGATAGAATGTCAGCAGCGCCCACACGCGCCCGCGAGCGAATCATGCGCTCCATGAGGGCAACGCTTGTCATCTCCAAAGAGAAGATCAAGACCCGCTTCTTTTGGTTAAGCGCCACGTTTTCAGCAATCTGAAGGGCGCTGGCCGTCTTGCCAACCGCTGGCCTTGCAGCCAAAACAACCATGTCTCCGCCACGCAAGCCAAACATGAGAAGATCATCCAATGGAGTGATGCCAGTGCGAATGCCGATACATGGTTTTCCAGCAATCGTGGATTCGATGTTCTGGGCAGCGCGATCCAAGGCATTGTTGATGGACAGTTTGCTGCCGTCATCCATCTCGTAATCGGCCCGCATGACGGTGGTCTCTGACCAGTTCTTGAGTTCTTCAATCTTTAGCTCGCGGTCTCTGGCCTTGTGAACCATGTCATTAGCCAAGTATTCCAACGACCTTCTGTAGCGGGCTTCCTCAAGCTTGGGGTAGTAGCGTTTCCAGTTGTTATGGGCTACACATGAAGTTGCAACTTCTGTAATCTTTTGTTCACCCCCAACGATATCGTATTCGTTGGCAGCTT